CCTTACTTGTAAATTCGATGTTTGATGCATCTCTGAATTTTAAATTTTCGTGAAATTCGCCTGTTTCTTCCCAATCGGTAAACGGTGCAAACTCATCAATTTTATTGCCTGCAAAGGTCAATCCCTCAATATTTGCCACAATAGCATCGGAAACAACTACACTTTCATTTTTTTGCACCGACTGAACGCCAATTTCACGAATGACATCGACTGTAATTTTTTCAAGTGCCCTATAAAATTCAAAAGTGTTCATTATTTTTTAACTTTGTTAGCTTCAATGTTTGCTTTTTGTTGTTCGTAATGGTTTAACATTTGCTTTGTAGCTTCTGAAAAATAAAGTAGGTCGTTATTTTTATCAATCGCAAACCCTAAGTATTTCTCAACTGCCAAAATCCATGCTAAAAAAGATTTGTAAGGGTTCGGTTTTTCTGCTTTTTTGGTTTTCTTTTCAAGTTCTTTGCGCAAAGCATCTATTTTCTTTTCATAAAATGCCAACTTTTCATTGTCAAATTCAAAATAGGCTATTGCTGCTTTACATTGAAAAATTAATAAATCCTTTTGAAGCATGAATAAGGATAAATCCATGCCACCATCCAGACCGCCGAGCGATGCACTTAGTAACTCGTTGATTTCTGTTAGTTCGGTTTTCTCAATTCCGCACCTGAGCATCGAGCAGTAGTCTAAAATGGTAACGTTTTGTAGTTCGATTTTCATAATGATTTTAATTACAATGCAAATATAAACAAAAAAAGCGAAATGAATCGCTTTTTTCTTATTGTTAAACGATTAACGTTTATTCTTGTACTTCTGTTTCCGTTGGTTCGGGGATGGGTTCCGGCTCAACTACCTTTTCCGCTTTCTTTTTCGGAGCGGGTTTTTCTGCTTCCACAACTTCAATCGGTTTTTCCTTCGATGCTTTCACTGCGTTGGCTGCTTTTTCAAGTGTACCGTGCTCAACAATTTTCGCATCACTCACGAAATAAACCTTACCATCAATTTTAAATCCTTTTAGTTTCATGTTATTGAAGTTTTAAGGTTTAAACGATTGCAAAAGTGGTCTCTTTCATGTAGAAAGTTTCACCGGAAATAGTGATTTGATATTGTCCGGCCGCGATGGGATCTTCGAATGTAATATCATATGTATTGGTTGATTCATCAAAAACAACGGTTGCAACTGCTGCATTTGTTCCTTTGATTGTTACACCCATTGCCAAAACATTTTCAGTAAAATATTCATTCGTTGCTTTATCTTTAAGAGTTAAAACAATATGACCAGCAACCAACAAAGTAGCACTAACCAACTGTCCAACCAAAAGAGTTTTGCTTACAATTTCTTCTGTTTCGGTTCCGGCTTCACATATGCTCAAATCTTTCACTAAATAACGAACCGTTACAGCTGCTGTTTTTTCGGTTGTGTTTGTTCCTTGCATTCCGCTAACTACTTTAGACGAAAAATTACAAAGCATTGTGCTTATACAATCAGCTGTTGCTGAGTAATCACCAAAGCAATTTCCTTGATCGTCAATCAAAATACAGTTCAAAGAGCCTGCCTTCACTAAGTCGGCCAATACTTCATTTGATGCAAGTCCACTTTCAAATGTCAATACATCGGCCAATATTTCAGGTCGAATAAGTTTCATTTCCGCCGTGCCGGTACGCTCTACTGAAATTTCAGCAACTGGAGCTCCTGCAACTGTGTGCCATCCTTTAATAATTCCGATGATTAACCCACTTTCGATGTTTGCCTGAATTGCTTCAACAGTTAATTGACTTGCATCAATGGCAGATCTTTTGTCCTGATACACCAAAATCATTTTACCAAATCCCACATCAATACCTGTTTTGCTGTGAGCATATTCCAAAAAATTTCCGTTCATAATATTTATTTTTTTATAAGTTTGTTAATTATAAGTTGTTTTAAACCATGTTTCCCGATAAAGAATTTTTATCGAAGCGTTAATAATGTGAATGCGATTACTTCCAAAATCTTTTAACTCGTTTCGTTCGCTTGTCTTTTCGTTTGCCCAAAATGGAATAACGGAAAATGTGAACGATGGAACAATAAGCATTTTTCTAAGAATCTTTAACAAGTCCGTTTGATGACCATCCATTAACGGAGAAAGTCTTTCAATTACAATTTGTTCGGATGTGTCGGTTTCTTCATTCAAAAAAGGATAAGCCATATTAACAGTGCATTCTTTTAATCCGTTTCCTTTGTCAAAGGCTTTTATCGGAGTTAAGAAATACCAATGTTGACCATCATTATTTTCCATGTCCCTTAGAATGCTGTTATTGAAATTCTTAACAGTACCGCATCGCATTCCAATTTGGAGTAAATAATTTTCTACCATAACGTTGTTAATAGATAAATCCTAAATCTAAATTTATTTCGCTTAGATAAACGCAGTTTGCCGTTTTAGATTTCAAATTGCATAAATCAATAAGCTTTTTAACTCCGATATTCCATGCCCGAACCTGAGCATTTTGTGAAGGTTCTGTAAGATCGGAAACGGATTTTTGTTCACCATCTCCAGTTGTTGAGCTTTGTTTATCTTCACAAAATTTAAAAAATACAAAGTATGGCAAAATAGGAACTAAATCAGCGACGTCACCCGAATATGAAATTTCAGTTTTAACGAATATTTCAATAGCTTGTAGCTTTTTGTTGAAACTTTCATTAAGTCCTAAAATCTGAATCGGATAAGATGCAAAATTTTCGTATGTGATTGCCATAACTTTGTTATTTTTATTATTGTTTTTTTGCTTTTGGTTCTTTGATCTCTTTCGGATAAATTTCAGAAATCAATAAGTCCAACGTTTCCACGCTTTCGCCGTTATAGATTTTCCTTAATTTTTCTTCACTGAATTGTTTGCAGTAGTCGAGGTTAAAAAACGTTCCATTGATGTTTTTTAACATGGCTATTTCTTAAAAAGGTTGTTTGTATAAACAATTTTAGATTTGCCTGATGTATTAGTTACCAATTGCCGGAAATAGGAATAGTATAACTTTGAATTGATATTTGAAAATACTATTGTCGTATCAGTAGAAGTAACCCCAACCCATTGTACTGTTGTAATGTCCGTGTAATTATCAGTAGCTAAATATTTGCCTTGCCACTTTATAGTACATACACCATTTGCACCAGTCGTTTTGTCAGCGATTTTAATTTTAGATACATAGTACAACCCATCCGATTTATTGACCGGAATTTCATAGCTCCAAGTCGTTGCGGTTACCGTTCCTAAAGTGTCAACCGCCGTTCCTATGTAGTTGCTAAAATACACAGTTGAAAAATCCAAAGGAGTTACAACTTTTGCGATTTGAGCATTTGCCAAAAATCCAATCGCTAAACATAAGAATAAAATAAGTTTTTTCATTTTGTTTAAATTTTTATTTGTTAATGATTTATTTATTTTGTTTTTTTTTAATCGGGATGCAATTTACATCACATCCCGAAATTTATTTAAGGTTGAGCTGGGGCAGTTGTTACGGCTTGAACAATTCCCGAAAGAGTACCTTTTACAACAACACTGTTGTCGGTACAATACATTACTTGACGTTGACGAACACGCAAAGAACTTTCATCTGTTCTCCATTCAGAATAAACAGCGGTTACAGCGGTTCCGTTTCCGGTTACATTCAAACCTTTATACCATTCGGCGGTTTTTCCTTTGTAGATTTTAATCTTAAGGAATTTTTTAGCCCAACAATAAACAGTATCAGTTGCAATTGTATTGTCAACAATCTGAACAACATCGCCGATAACAGACATAATGTCTAAAGGCATACCGATAGGAGAACGCAAATCTTTCAATTTAGCCCACATTGAACTATTCATTGCGATACAGATGTCAGATTGACGATTACCAAGTTTTTGACGAACCTGATCAATCAAAGCGATTAATGCTGTTTTTTCGTCTGCTCCTGTTTTAGTTCCAAAATTGGTATTACTGAAAGCCTGTCCGGCTGATACCAAAAGAGCCAAAGCACCTGCATTTTCAAACTGGCCTAAATTGGTCAATGCCTCCTGTTGAATTTCTGCTTCAAGTCCCGGATTGTCTTCCAAGTCTTCATCTGCTATATTTTCAACAATACCCGCAATTGTGGAGACGTTAACAACATTTTGCGCTCCAACCATTTCAATAAGCGGCTTAACACCGTGATTTAAAACAACGGCTGCCGAACCAGTTACGCCCATTTTGCGCAATTTGATAGAAGTTACTGAAGTAGTGGAAACATCAAATCCCTGAGTGACCCCGATTAAAGGATGATAAATTTCGATGTCTTCAATGTCGGCTTCGGGCGTAAACGCTGTAACATCAACGCCTGCGGAATAAGGTTTATAACCCTCTTCTCCTTTTGCAGCTTCACGCATTTTTTTGAAAGACAAACGAGCCGAAACCTTTTTGCGTTTTTCTGCTTGCACTTCGATTTTTGCTTGCAATTTGTTAATCATTGCCTGTACATCGGTCTGTACTTGTGCAACTGATTGATCGGTAATTGCCGAAAGTGTTTCAACTGCCTTTGAGAAAATGCTTGCAATTTCTTCGGCTGTTGCTTCTGCTGTTGCTGCGTCCAATGCGGTTATCGCTTCATCAATTTGCGACATAACTTCATCAAGTTGTGTTTTTTGTTCAGGAGTCAAAGAAGCCTGAGCAAGTTTAGCCTTTACGGCTGTTTTTTTCTTGTCAAGAATATTCTTGACTACTAACAAATGTTTGTTCATTTTTTTAAAATTTTATAAAGTTAATAAATCAAATTCAAAATCACTTTTATTTTTTGCTTGTATTGATGCTTGTATAGTTAATATATCCGCCTTTAAATCAGCAGGTAAACCAACAAGCGAAATTTCACACAATGCACCTTCCAGAATTTCCCAAAGTCCCAAATCCTGATTGTAAGAATCTCTAATTGGTGCTATCGATGGAGATGCACCCTGTAAGGCTCCTGCCTTTAATAATGGCAGTACTGTATCTTTTACAAATTGCGTTTCAACATAGAAAAGTTTACCCGATAATACGTTGCCAGTAATTGTTAATTCTTTCCAAAGCCCAATGACAATACTTTCTTCATGTTGATAACAAGCTGTTACAAATTTCTTTGCCTTTTCCATTCGAACAAGAAAAGCATCTAGGCTCCCAGTTAAGGCTCTCCATCGATTTTCATTAGCAGTGTCAAAATGTAAAATGTTACATTCGATGTATTTTGCGACCTCGTCAATGTTAACAATTTTTCCGTAATATATTTGTTCTTTTGTTTCCATTATGCTGTTGGTTGTTGAATTGTTAAAGGTTGATAACCGTTTGTTTGTGTTATTTCGAGTTGTGGAACGCCTGAAAAAGTTACTTCATAATTTTCAATGTTTCTGAATGAAATCAATTGACTTTCAATTTGGTTAATCCATCCGTAGATTAATCCCTTGTAATCGGAATATGTTTGAATGATGGCATTTTGTTTGTTTGCAAAAATTGCACCGCCCTGAATCATATCCTCACCGATTCCGTAAATTCTGGCCACTGTCGCGACTGCATCTTTTTTATTTGCTAATAAGTCCAAATCTTTAACAGGAATCGAAACACCTGAATAAGTCATCGGCACTTCAGTAACAATAAATTTTCTTTGCCCTTTTTTAACTCCAAACAAAGATTTCATTGCTTCATATAGCTTGTTGGTTGCTCCGGGCTTCACAACTGTATCTTTTTGTGGTGAAAACATTCCCATTACTCCACGTTCATCAATTACAGAATAGGCTGCATCGGTTATCACTCCATACATATCGAGAGCCTTTCTCGCTGCAATTTTTTGAGTGAATCCTGTAATTTTAAAAGCCGGATCAATTAGTTTTATTTGACCACCCGTTTGATTTACATTTAAAATTCTAACATCTTCATCAATTTTTAAGAAGCATTCGCCCTTGTCATGCAACTGAAAAAAAATATCTGTTAAATGTTTTTGAAAACTTTCGCAAAATGAATTCGTTAATCCATTATATTTGATTGAGCTATTTGAAAGTATGTTAATAACTGTTCGTGTTATATCGTATCTCAAAGCAAATTCAAATTTCCATTCACGAGAACGTTCAGAGCCTTTTCTGGAATCATAATCAGCTTCAATAATTTGCTGTTCGACGGTTAAATCTCCATCAATGTCAGCCTTATATATTAATTTTCCTGATTTCATGCTGCAAATATAAATGTTTTTTTCTATTAATCAATATATTTTATTAAATTTTTCTATAAATCAAAATATTTAAGTAAAATTTTTGAGCCACGAGCCAAACAATCAGGTGCATCATCGTGTTCATTGTTCGGAAAATCAACACATTGTTTGATAAATTCTATCATTTTAGCAGATTTTTTGAACTTAAATTTTTTTGCAGTGGTTGAATAAACTATAATATCCGCTGCTTTATTGTCACCGTTTGCGACTTCTGTTAAAACACCATCGTACATCTCTTTGACCGCTTTTGTTACAACTCCGGATGTTCCGTTCTTTTCTGCATAATGGTCAATAATGTTTCCGTATTGTTTATCCCAAAGTTTTAGTTGCTCGTGAAACCCTCCTGACTTAACAAATTGTGAAAAAATTACATCAACCGCCCAAACTTGTTTATCTTTAATTCCAAATAACAATGAAGCGAAATAATCAGAACCAACACCAAGCGAAGGATCTGAGTAAGAAATCATATAATCAAATTTTTCAGGAACTTCATCTCTTAAATCAAAGTCGGTTAATTCATATGCTTTGCCGGACAATATAGAATATTTTCCTAAATAATAGACCTGATAAGCATAACTTTCAGGGCTGCCATCCTCTGCAAATTCACCTTTATCTTTTAATTCTGCGAACCATTGTAGTTGATTTTCTGTTAAATATTGGTTATCGGTCCAACTCGAGCGCAAAATATTACTTTCATCTTCGTTTATTTTATTTGAAGCCCAAAATTTATTAACAGGGTTGAAGTCAATAAACTTTCGGCCACTTGCACGGCCTAATAAATTAGCAACAACTTCAGAAATACCATCCGCTTCGTTAACAAAAACGTTGTCCCTATTTCGTTTTGCTTCATTTTCGGATGTAACAACCTCAAAAATCCATGTAGAACCGTATAAATCTAACTTTGTTGGCCTCAATGGTATATGAATCGATGGATCAAAAATGGATAAAATCTTTTTTATATCAGAAAAAGATCCATGTTCGAGCATTTTGTGAGATGGTGCAATAATATTCAGGTCAAATTTCCCGATTAATGTTTGCAAATAAGCCCAAAGCAAAAAATTATAAGTTTTTCCGGACCGAGAACCGCCCTCCGACAGCGTCCAATCGTTAACAGTATTGAAATGTTTGTAGTGTTTTGGTATAATTGAAGATGAAACTGATGCAATTAATCTTAATTTTTCTGAATTTATTTTATTTTTTGGAGTAGTATC